ATTCGATCATGCTTGAAACATCTTGTTCAGCAGTGATCGTTGCTTGATCCGTAGTTTCGTCATATTCAAACATATGACGTATGCCGGTAATCGGATCAGTATCTAAGAGCTTCTTCATAAGTCCACAATCAATGAGTTTGGGGGCGACTTTCGCCGCCCCCGAAGTGATTACGATGTGGTGAGGTCGCGGATGACGCCGTGAGCCTTCTGGGTACGAACCTTCAGGCCGTATTCCACGATAATCATGCGCTTCTCAGCGTCACCAGTCTTTGCGAGAACTTCGGTGCGGAAGTTACGCAAGTAGGCAACACTGGCGTACTCAGGGTCGAGTACGTAAGCGTTCTTTTCAGGCTGGAAGCGGTTCGGAACCACGTTCACAGTGCCGAAGTCGCTGACGTACACATCGGCAGCGCCGATGATTTCAGCCTGCTGACCAGCGGGAACGTCACGGAAGCGTGTCGCAATGCCGGTGAAACCGGAAACGACGCCCTTGTTGAAGGGGCCAACCATGAGAACCTTGGGGTCACCACCCTGTGCCCAGACTTCCTGAATGTTGGTCTTGAGCAGGGCTTCAGTGAACGCACGGGCTGTACCGTCAACTGCGGCTGTTGCAGGATAACCGTCAAAGTTACCAGCACCAGACGACATGATCGGGTCAACGCCAGTTGCACCGTTGTCAGAGTTGGTGATGAGCCAGCCACCCAGACCAGCGGTCTTGCGGGCAGTGGTGTTGTTGCCAGCGACGGCGACGCTGTTGGAAGTCAGAGTAGCTTCCATGTCGCGCTTCAATTCAGAAGCAGCCTTGGCAAGTTCGTAAGCGAGGTAAGAACGCATACCAGCCTTATCGACGGCTTCCAAAGTGCCAGAAGTCTCGATCACCTTGCGGCTGATCTGTGTGTAGTTACCAACGCGGTTGGTGGGTGTACGCGCATCCGCTGTACCCTGAACGTCGTCGCCTTCGAGCTGGGCGTTCGTTGTAGAAGCAGCGGCAAGGGCGTCTGTCTGCCACTCAAAGTATGTGTTCTTGACGTTCTCACGACCGATGTTGCTCATGAAAGGCACATCGACGGGAGAAATGTTGTAGATCACATTTGCGAGGTCTTCGCGGACGGCACGATAGCCGTCGTAGCGTGTAAGCGTATTCGTTGCAATAGCCATTTTAAGTCACCTTAGCTGTCAAAGAATCCTTCGAATAGGATTGCGGCATCCGCCACTTTCCCGGTTTTGGCGAGACGTTGTTTCGCACGGGTAACATCGGTTTGGCCTTTCGGAGCTGTTGCAGAAGAACCAGCAGGTGCACTTCTTGGACCGTTGTTTACGACTGGCCGTGGCTTGTTGGCCGTAAGCGAATCGTACTGCATTGCCTTGTAAAGCGCGACCACCGCACGGTGGTCATAGGTCTGTGTTAATTCTTCGTCGGTGAAGCCGAGCTTCTTGCCGTAGTTTAGAATCTTTGACCTGTCAGCTTCCCACTTCGCCGAATCTTTCCATTGGGGCACAGCTTCCAGCATCTTTTGCCGGTTATCCTGTACCTGACTGGCGAGCTTCGACTGGTTTTCTCTTTGTTGTAAAGCCTGAAGACGTTGCGATTCTGACTGAGCTGCTGCCCGTCTTTCTTGCAAGTCCCTCCAAACTTCACGCTGCCGAACCCATTCCACAGGATCAGTGTCGTAGAGCTTCTGCCAATCTGGTTCTTGCGGTTGCAGCGTTTGAAGCTGCGCTTGCAAAGCACCGAGCAGTTGTGCGTACTGCGCCCGTTCCTGTACTACCGCATACCGTTCATTTTCGAGTGATCTACGATCCTCTGCAAGAGCGGCTGTTTTGCGCGAATAATCCGCTTGTCGTTGATAGCCCTTAACTGCTTCGTCCAGAGGAATCTGCTGTGTCTTGCCGTCAACAGTGACGGTGACAAGCTGAACTTCTGGTTCCGCACTCTCGGAACTTTCTTCGTCTGCGGCGGTGTCGCCTTCGGGGGCAGCTTCCACTTCCTCGGAAACGTCTGCCGTCTCATCCCCTTCGACTTCACCTTGCAACGCCTCTGCTTGTTCGGCAAAGGCTTCGTTTGGTGCATCCGCTATTTCTGGCACGTTGAGATCGG